AAACACAAACAAGCGTTTTAGTCAATTTAGCCACGTTATCTAACGGCAAGGGTAAATACCTTACTTATAACGAGAACAAGCCTTTGAAGGGCAATTTTGAGCCAAAGATTTGAACACAAAAGATAGGTTTTGGCAATTAGGGGTATTTAAATGCCGCCCGCAAGGACGGCAAAGATTATGGAGACTTTAAGTAATAAAGAAGTAATAAGAATAAATTAAAAGCCTAATCACCCTGTATAGCCACTAAGGTTGAACAAGTATAGCTGTATCCTGGTTATAGGATAGCCATTCCTCGTTATAGGATAGCCGTTTTTAGGTAGCCATTCCTCCCTCCCTATCCCTCAAAACTAAAAGCTCACAACGTACGCCTAAGCCTGAAACAGCTCAAAAAGACCCTCAAAAGCCCATTTCCCCCCTTATAAGTACGATTTATCCGCATTATTCCTACATTTATAGTGTCTGATAATGTGTATTTTGCGACACTCTTACTGATTTACAGTCCCAGGGGTGAGGGTGAGGGGGCAATAGGGGTTTATATCTAATGGGTATCTCTAACAAAATTTTTAATGAAATAGTAAGCTCACTTTATGGTTCTATTTACTTGTTTCTATTACTTAGAAGAGTGTTTTCCCGGCCCAGCTTACGCTGGTTGCGGGAGTTAGCGTAACAAGATTATGGCTTAGCGGGACAGATTTGGTTCCTTAGCGGGACAAAAAGTGCTCTTAGCGGGACATTTTTTTCGTCTTAGAGGGACAAAAAGGACGCTAAAATATCCTTAGAGGGACAAAAACCAGTTATCCACTTGCTTAGCGGGACAAAATATGATATATATTGGTTATGAAAAAGAAGTGTGAGATATGCGGGAATGAGTTTGAAGCAGTGAGGGATACCGCTCGTTTCTGTTCCGATAAGTGTAAGAAACAGGCTTATAGGGGAAGCAACAGTGAATTGGAAGAAGAGCCAAGAGTTGAAGAGGGTATTAAGAAGAAAGATTTGTCTAAGCTTTCTGCTGAAGATTTATACAACGGTATCTCCACTTATAAGGAAGATAAATGGATTGATTCTCCGGAGCATGAGGAGCTTATGAGGAGATTGAAAGAGCTATCTATAGAGGAACTTGAGGAACAGGGATTTAAGATTCCTAATTGGAAGAGGATGGAGGGGAAGGAGATAGAGATATGATTATGTCTAAGATTATTGCTCTTATATTTCTTATATGGTTGGGTGCTCTTATCTATCGCTGTTTAAGGTAGTTGACAGATAACCTATAAAATGGTTATTTGGGGTTGATGGCTGCTTCTAAGAGGATTCCGTTAACTGACATACAGAAGAGACAGGTTTATATGAGCCTTGCTTCCCGTTCTATGTGGAAGACTGGGCTTGAGTTTGGTTTTGAGAAGTATTATCCGACCGCAAAAGCTATCAACCAGGCTGTTAAGATGGTTAAGTTGGAGGTTGAGAGCGACCCGGAGAAGTACGCTATAACTCCAGACCTTATAGAAACGGTAAGGAGTGCGATGGCTTCAAGGATGAAAGACCCTAAAGCGGGCAATTCTCTCGCTAATATCGGGGTTAAATCTGTTCTCGGAAGGGTTGCCGGAGAGGAATATAAGGAACTGGACGATAAGGATTTGGTTTTGAACGCCAATAAGAAGTCCTGGATATTGATAAATAGGAAGTTGGATAGGATTTTGAAATCAGGTAAGAAGATAGATGACCTCTCACTTGGCTATCTAACTTCATTAGTGGATAAGGTATTTGATAAAGCGAGAATAGTTAAGGGTGAAGCCACTGAAAATATAGCTATTCGCTCTAAGATTGATATAAACATCAACCCTCAACAGGCTCTTGAAGAGGTAATAAAGCGAAGATATGGAAGTTCTTAATGAGACAGAACGCAGAAAGAGGCTTTTAGATGATTATATTAACGGAGATTACTTTAAAAGTAAGCTTATAGAACGCTTACAGGTTCAGGATGCCTCTGAAAGAGACCGGGAGGCTAAGATTTTAACTGTTCATTGTTGTAAAAAGGACCCGTTGTTCTTCATAAACAACTTCGGGTGGGTCTATGCAGCCAAAACAGAGCTTCAATTCAACGGAGACCCCAACTTTCCGTTCATATTATTCCCTTTTCAGGAGGATTTTATTAAGCAACTACAGGAGCATATAGATAGCGGAAAAGACTTGATAGTGGAAAAGTCCCGTGATATGGGTATTTCCTGGATTTTCGTATGGCTTTTGATTTGGTATTGGCTATTTGATGAAGGATTCTCAGCCCATATAGGTTCTTATGTGGAGGGAATGGTGGATAACGGAACCTTAGATTCTCTGTTTGGGAAAATAGATTATGCCCTTAGCAATCTACCGAAATGGCTTCTTCCTGCCCGTTTTGACCCCAAAAAGCACCGTCAGAGCATGAAGCTAACCAACTCTGAGACGTTCGCTATCATAACTGGACAGGCCCCTACAAGGAACTTCGGCAAAGGAGCGAGGAAAAAGGTAATTATCTTTGACGAGTTGCCTGCCTGGGAATACGGGAAGCAGGCTTGGGACACAAGTGCTGACACTACTTCTTGCAGGATAGGTAATGGAACCTCTCAGGGAGCCAACTTCTTCAAAGCACTAAGAGATGGTCTCTTCGGCCAGATAGATTTAGCGACTCTTCATTGGAAATTACACCCCTTAAAGGATGACAAATGGTATGAATATGAGTGTTCCAGGCGTGATGAGGAGACGATAGCCAGAGAATTGGACATAAAATACGAAGGTAGTCAAGCGGGTAGGGTCTATCCTGAATGGATTAGCAAAACCAAAATAGAGTTTGTACCTTATGACCAGAACTTACCCCTTTATACGTTCTGGGACATAGGATATAGCGACAACACAGCAATCATCTGGTGTCAAGGAGACGCTAAAAATCCAAGAATAGTTGATGCTTATACCAATAATGGGCGTGGAGCCAGTTTCTACGCACCATTTATAACAGGAATTGTCAATGAGAATGAGATTCACCAGTTCAGTAAAACTGATTTGGAGATAATAGAGGAGCATAGGTTGTGGAGAAGACCAATCAGGAACATAGCGGGACCGGACGCTAATTTCATACACCAAAGCTCAAATAAGTCTGTCTCCCAAGTTTTACAGGAAAGAGGAGTAAAGCTAACCGTTATACAAGGAAGCAAGGACTTCAAGCCAAGAAAGGAAGCCACAAGAATCCTTATAAGGAATGGTATTCTAATAAACGACAATCCGAGGACAAAGTATATGTCTATGTGCGTTGATAATGCCCACTTCCCAAGCGTCAGGCGTGGAGGTATGGAAGAGGTAAGCTCTGTCCTTCCAGTACACGACTTTACCGAAGCTTATCGTTCAGCTCTTGAATATGGAGCCTTCTTCCTCACAAGAGGAGGGGCCAGTCAGGTTAATCACGCTCCAGACAAGAGGACTCAACAGGAGAAGGAAGACGATGAAATAAAGAGGAGGTTCCTTGAAGTGATAAACAATCGCACTTGACACTAAACAGTTTTATTGGCATTTGTTTAATTGACAGATGCCTCAAACTATTACGTTAGAGGAAAAGCTCTCTAAAATGGGGATAAAATCTCCGACTTTAACACCCTCCGAAAAGGAAAAAGGTGTTGTTCTTGAAGTATTTTCAAAGTTTTCCTCCTCAAAGGAGGAAAGAGATAGAGGATACGCTTATTTTGATGGAAAGAATTTGCTGGAATATATAGAAGACTCTGTATATCGCTATACGTCTAATATAGACGAGCGTGAGGGGTTAGAGGACTGGCAATCAAGGATGCGTCAGCCTTTTACCAGAAATAAGGTAACAGCGATTTTAGGTAAGGTTATTGATACTCTCCCCAAGGTGGAGTTTGTTCCAAGGGGGTTGGAGGACTTCCATAAGATTTCCATATTAAACACCCTATACCAATACTTTGATGAGGTATCGGATAACGATAAACTGATGACCTTCGCTGTCCTTGAGGCTCTCGTTAAAGGAACAGCCATTATCTATGAGGGATATGAGGAAAAGACTAAATCTGTCCGAGAAGTAAAGAGATATAACGGAGCAGATGAGATGTCTTTGTCCGAGTCCAAGATAACAAAGAAGAGGATATATGGTGAACTGATTCCGGCTGAATTCTTCTATCCTTCTTCTATTTCTATATCTGACTTAAAAGAAATGCCATATTGCTTTGTCGCAAGAGAGAGAACTTATGGCGAGTTTATGGAGAAGTTCGGGCATTATGAGAAAGCCAAGTATGTTAAACCAAACTTCCACTTAGAGGGAAACATAGAAAAGCCTTATTATCTTGATTTCATCTCGGAAGACATAGGAGAAGGTAATGTCCAGGAGATAAGGTATTACAACCAGGACACGGATGAATATGTCCATATAGCTAATGGAGTCTGGTTAAATCCCGTACAAGTAGAGGGCAAAGAAGAGGTTTCCCCCATACCGTTTAATCACAAAGGATTGCCTTTCTGGTCATTCGTGTTTGACGTATTCGGTCCTAATATGTTCTTCGGAAAGTCTATGGTGGACAAGATTTCTGTCCTTCAAGACACGGCTGACATATTAAACAATATGCTCTTAGACCAGAGCTTATTGTCCCTATTATCCCCTATCTTGTTCTCTGGAGTTGACCCGATAAATGAAGATATTCTTCGTCCTTCACAGAGGATAACGGTGGATACTGGAGGACTGCCACTTAGCCAATCATTTGCCAAACTTCCGATAGACAGCCCCTCTGGCTGGCATCAATTCATACTTGAATACACTAAGAGGACATTAGAAGAAAGCTCTGTTGACGCTGTTTCCCAAGGTGCTGCTGGCG